AAATTACGCGGCCTGGACGCGACCGCCACCATCGCCGAGGCACTGCGCACCTACCTGCAAACAGGCTCCCTCCCGCCATTGCCGGCGGGGAACTCTGCAAACGGGTGAAGTGTTACGAAAAATGTAAGGGTCATCGAATTGAACTGCCGCCCAAACTCTCTCGGTTCTGGGAACGCCTGCCAGCTAAGGCAAGGGAGCGTTCAAGCCAAGTTCGATGCCTCAACGTGTGGACGAATAAAAAACTCGAACCAATCGGTGACGAAGTTATCGATGGATTGGAGGCTTGGAAGCAGTCGGCCAAGTGGACAAAGGACGGAGGAGAATACGCGGAGGGCGCACACATTTGGCTGGCCAATCAGCAGTGGTGCAACAAACCCGCCGTAGCTGGTTCTAACGGGAATAGTACGCAGAGACGAGTAGCTGGGCAAAAGGGATTTTTCAATTCTTGAAAGGAAGCATCAAATGGCAATTTGCATTACCGAGTCAGATCCGCTTAAGGGACCGTTCAGCATCGAAGCGGAGATGTCGTTCTTGGCAAGCGTCTCATTGTGCAAGGATCGAACTCGACAAAAGTCGATGCGAGCGATGCTCGCTCCTGATGACTTTTATCGGCGCGATAATGGAATTATTTTCACGGCAATGGCGAGAATGCTTGACAGTGGCAGCCCGCTTGACGCGGTGCTGTTGGGCGCGGAAATGAAGAAGCTGGGAACATGGGACGCTGTCGGCGGCATCGAGTATTTTGCGAATATACTCAACACCGTTCCGTCCGAAGATCACGGCGAGCAATATGGCAAGGTGGTTGAGGAACTTTCATTGCGACGAAAGGGTGTTGTGATATGCCAGACGGCGGCTAATCGATTAATGCTTCCCGCCACTGACGAAGTGGCAAGCGCGACACTGGATGGAGCAGCATCTAGCATCGTGAAAATCCGCCGGCGGCAGTCTCGCATGCAGGTCTTTTCGATGGCGGACATGATTAGCCAATTCATGGACGCAAAGGACGCAGGAAGTCCGCCATGTCTCTTGACCGGAATCCAATGCCTGGATGACTATGCGGGACTATTCGCATTCGGGAAATACACGATCATGGCGGGCAGGCCAAGTATGGGAAAATCTACATTCCTACGGTGGCTGCTCCAACTGTGGTCAGGCGAAGGAACCTCGGTTGGACTTGTCGCCGTGGAAGAGGATAGAAACAAAATGGCGGGAAACTACCTATCGTCAATTAGCGGCATTCCGAACGATGTATTGGCATACAACAAACTATCCGCAAACGAATCCCGAATGGCAGCCGACGCGGCAGTTGATCTATCTGGCTATAACTGGCATGGGGTTGACACAGCGTTCGACATCAACGAAGTGTGTGATGCGATCGATATTTTGGTGACGGAGCATCAATGTAAAGTAATCGCCGTTGACCACATCCATATCATCAAACCCGAGCGCGCCACCGAATCAGAACAGCGCGAAGTGAAGGAAATATCTCGGCGTTTGAAGGAACAAGCGAAAAGGCACGGGATCATCCTGATAGCCGCCGCGCAGCTTAGCAGGCCGGAGAAGGGTAAGATTCCGCCTGCCCCGACCCTTACGGACTTACGTGCAAGCGGTGCTATCGAGGAACATGCGGACGCCGCCATTTTCCTTCATCGCGAAGATTATTACCAACCGACCTCAATACCAAACCACAGATGCGACATCATCATCGCTAAAAACAGGAACGGGAAACGAGGGCAAACCGAACTATACGAGGAACTTGAGAACCAGCGATTCCGCGAACCAAAACACTATGAGTTGAATATGTGGAACCAAAGCGGGAATTGAGGCGCGCACAAGAGCAAAAATGCAGATCGCAAAACGATAAACCAACAACCGCGTCTATTCAATCATGGCAGTACCAAAAATGTTGATGAAGATCGGTGATAGGGTCGGACGCCTCGAACTTGTGGAGTATTATTCATCTTGCGCCAAAACGGACACTCCGACGAAATGGCGATGCAAGTGCGATTGTGGTGCGGAGACAGTCGTGAGGCAGTCTCGTCTTCGGATGGCGAGACGCCCTACCCGTTCATGCGGCTGCCTTCAACGAGACCAATGCCGAACCAATCCCAACGCGGTCACTCACGGCGCAAGATCCAGAAACAACTGGCTTCCAGAATACAGCATCTGGCAAAACATGCGAGATGCGTGCCGCAACCAGAATCAGTACCGATACCAATTCATCGGCGCGCTAGGGATTAAGGTTTGCCAAAGGTGGAATACATCGTTCGCGGATTTCATCGCCGACGTTGGGCGCCGCCCCCATCCCAAAGCCACATTCCGAAGAATCGACAAGCGCAAAGACTATACGCCGGGAAACGCACGTTGGGTCATGCCGTCATCGCCTGCTACAAGATAGCGACCCTATCCCGCCATCCCCGCCCCACGATACCGTCCACCACAATATGGCATCACCCCACCCCCCAGAACTCCGCCGCCGTGCAATGGCGCTAATCGACGCCGGCGCAACCATCACCGCCACCGCTCTCGACTGTCACGTTTGCGAGAAGACCGTAAGTGACTGGATCAAGCGCCGCGAAATTCAAGGTACTGCCGTTGCCTTGCCACTGGGGCGCGGTCGCAAGGTTGATCGTGACGAATTTCGACAAATCCTGACCGACCGACCCACCATCACCACCAGCGAACTTATGGTTCGATTTGGGGTGAGCGAATCCTTCGTTAACGCGCTAAAGCGAAAAATGGGATTGGCGACAGCTCCAGCTCGACCCAAAAAACCGATTGGCAACGACAAAGTTTTCGGGAATCAATCCCCTAAAGAAGCCAAACTTGTCTTGACGACCCTGACCGAGATATTCGCCGACGATGATATGGGTGGAGACCCGCACCGTCGCGCCATCGAGTTTATGCGAGCCTGTCCCGGTGGCACCCTCGTTATACCTACGTTGCCCGTGATAGAGCGTATGGCGACGGATCGCCAGATCAGTCGGAGCGTGCAGGCCGACCCGTCCAAGACAAACGTCAAGCGGCTGCGCGACTTCCACGGCTTATCCCCGAGAGCCTACAGGACTATGTCGGTGATCGTCCAATCGGCCACCGGACAATCCATCACCCAGCTACGCGAAGCCGATGCGGCACGCACGCCATATCAGGACACGCCAAGCGTCTAAGGTATTCGATTCGACGCCGTTGCTGGTCAACTGAACGAGTCTTGTCTATCTCAACGCTAATAGGATCGCAAATGGTTCTTGCAGACCGCACCTCGACCTCCCAGCGTCTAATGTTCTATGATAAAGACATCGACCCCTATCGTAGTTCCCCCTAAAGCACAGCAGACCTTTGACATTTGGTACCTCCAGAGGGTCAACTACGCTGCCACACCGAAAAGTGCCGAGAACCCCAACGCGAAAACTACATTCATCGCGAACTACGCGCTTGCTGAAGTCGATGCTAGCGGCAACGTCACATTTTACGCCGATGCGCAGGGACGGCAAAACATCAAAGAAGTGCATATCGCCGATGTTGCCGCGTCGATGGCGACAAACGCCGATCTGAAAGCAGCAATCGAAGCAATGGCCGATGCGGCCGGCGCTATCGGCAAACTTCAAAAGGTTATCTCGTAGGTTTCGTCTTTTCGTCCAGTCCAGTAGACCGTGACGAAACCCCAAATCACCGAATCCGACGTTTCAAGTCTGATGACATTGGCGAAAACAGCCAAGTCTCCATCAGGCGTCGATGACGCATACTCTCAGCTACTGACGATCGTATCGCCGATGCTCGCCAATCTAAGATTCCGGCTCGGACTCGGTCTCGACTCAGACGCCGTTGAATCCGCAAGTCTCGATGGTGTGATGTCGGCAGTTCATTCCTTCGATCGCAAAAAAGGAATGGCGATCCATTTAATTTCTCTCTCTGTAAAGCGAAAAATCATTGGTCTGCGAAGGCGGGAAACAGCACTTCGTCGCGAGAACGGGCGTTGCTGTAGCATCTATAGACCGATCATTTTTAATGCGGAGTCAGTTGAGGGTCTTGATAAGGTCGATCCGGTACTTATTGACATTCTCCCAGAAAAAGACACCCAGCCAAAGATTGAGGCAGACGAACAAGATAGCTTGCTTTGGTCAATGTTCAAACTGATTTTAGATGAACGCGAAGCGACTGTCTTACGCATGCGTTCTTCCGGTCTATCGTACACCGAGATTGCTGTGGCAATTGGCGTTAGTCGCAAGATCGTCGGGCGCGTTCTCGATGCAGCGCGCGACAAAATCAGAACGTCGTATCCAATGCTCGATCCAAAATCGCGAGACCAAAATGGTTAATCTGACACCGCCATCAAATTTACGTGGAACAGAACTGGCAAAGTGGTGTAACGATGCAATTCTTGAAGCCACAGCGGAGCGGAAGCGTTCAGGATTGGACTGGAAGGTATGGGCGGAAGAGAGAATCAAAGAGCACGATAAAGCGGTGATGGATGCCAAACTGGAATTAGGGGTGGGCGGCAAAGCGGTTTTCCTACCGTTTCAGGGCGAGGCGGGCTGGTGGCTGATGCACGCGATACGCCTTGTTCACTTCAGTCAGGCCATCCATAAGACGGTGTGCTGTAAGCGCGGGCAAGAGTGCCTATTCCCGAGCGCCGACGCCTTCGATTATGATTGGGCTGATGTTGTGCCTGACGAGTTGAGGGCAGGAACCAATCGCCGCCATTCGGTATCTGCGATCCAGTGGCCGGAAATAGTTGCCCGTTACCCAGACTCCGTTCCAGTGGGGACTGGGGAAATCAGCCATACTCAAGAACTTTTCCCATACCACTTGGAAAGTCGCATTCCGATTCGTCCGCTGAAAGTTCGCGGATTGAAGGTTGACGTTTGCGTAGGCGTCAGAAATAGAGCGTTTCTCCCGGAGAAGAATTACCCGCATTGGCCATATATCGCTTCACGGTTGCGCGAGAAGGGTCTGACATTCGCCGTTATCGGTAATCGCCAAACAAGTGTTCCGCTGGAAGGCCAGACCTGCATAAGCGGGGATTATGGCGATTGGGATAGCGCAGTCGAATTGCTCCAAAATTGCAAAGTGTTCATTGGAACCGATTCGGGTGGGGCACATTTGTCATCAGTGGCGAATGGATGTCCGATGATCGTCCAGGAAGTGCCGAACACCGCAGCTTGCACCACCAGGAACTTTATCTCAAGGATGGCGGCCACAACCAATTATCCAGTGACCCATTTGCCGGCAGATCGATGGAACGACCCTGATGCGTTCCTGTCAGAAGTCGCCAAGCTCATATAGTCACGAAAGCCAAGGAATGACCCATGACGTTTTATAGCCAACACGGCGAAGATAAGTGGATCCTCGAAAATCTGCCTCTTCCGGCGAAGGGGGTATTCGTTGAAGTGGGTGTCGGACACTCATCCCACAATTCCAACTCCAAGGTATTCGAGGATCTGGGGTGGACGGGAATCCTTGTAGAACCAGACCCCAGAACCCAACCTGAAATTCGAGCGAACCGAAAATCGCGACTGTTCCCCTATGCGGTGGGTGAACGAGATGGAACTGTCGTCTTCATTCAAGAGAACGAGCCAACCGTGTCAGGCATCTTGCGGACCAATGGGAACAAGATCACGGTTGAACTCAGGAAACTGGACACAATCCTAGCGGAAGCGGGAATCGGTCTTATCGATGTTCTCTCGATCGACACAGAAGGGTCGGAACTTCAGGTACTCAATGGACTCGACTTTGGCAAGCATCAGCCGAGCATCGTAATCGTCGAATGGTCAACCATCGGACTGCCTGAACACCCCGACGCAATCATACGTTTCATGCTGACCAAGGGATACGAAGTAGCATGGGCGACATGCGGCAATCTGTTGTTTCATCGGAGTGATGTAGGGTGTTCAACGTACAGAGAACGGCATAGAGATGGAGACTCGTATTAGCCGCCGTAGGCGGCGGTGTACACACGTGGGAAGCGGACAAACGCAAGGGAAACACGCAACGGAAGAAGGCGCGACATAAGTGGTGTAACGCCAGTATGTTAGGAAAGCGAAACATCGAAAGCACGAAAATGTCTGATGACGACGATAACAAAATAGAGGTAGACGAAGGGGTGAAGGATACCCAAACGTCGGCGCGCGTGCCTACGAAAAAGGCTGGCTTTCAACCTGGAAACAAGTTGGGGCGGGGTAATCCACACGCAAAAGCCGTGCATGATTTTCGCGCCGTGGCATTGTCGATGACGACCAGAGAGGACATGAAGGCGGTGTGGCGCGGGCTGGTCAAGCAAGCGCGGGCTGGTAAGCAGTGGGCGGTATGTGAATTTTTGGATCGCGTGTTGGGCAAGGCAATTCAATCGTTAGATGTCACGGTTGACGCGCAGGCGACTATCAACGCGCTGGTCATGGATGATTCGACGGATCGCGAGTCGGCGATAGCAGCGCTCATAGCGTCTCGGGCGCTGGTCTCCGAAGTGCCAGCGCCGATGCCAATCATTTCGACCGTCATTTCAAACCCAGCGCCGATGCTGACCGATGAATCTGCCAAATAGGATAGCGTTGATTCAAACCGATCTGCCGGCATCGAAACCCCTGATAATTTATCTGCAATTATGGGTATACCCTAGTTGACATATGCCAAGTGTCGGATATCATGTCCGCCATGAAGACCATTGCCATCTACGCTCGCACTTCAACCACGGATCAGAACACGGAAGGCCAGACCAACGAATTGAACGTCTGGCTGGAACGTAATGCGATCAAGACAGAGGCGGTCGAATGGTACATTGACCAGCAAACCGGCGCGAACCTGGATCGTCCTGCATTCAATAAACTGCAAAAGGACATCCATTCCGGCGCTATCCGTACGGTGGTCGTCTGGAAGCTTGATCGCATCGGCAGGAACATGATTGAAGGCATGACGGTTGTCGGTCAGTGGACGGACAAGGGTGTGCGGGTTGTCTCCACCACTCAGGCGATCGATGTATCGGGGACGATGGGGAAGATCATGGCCGCTATGTTGTTCGGCTTCGCTCAAATGGAAACAGAATATAGGCGTGAACGTCAGCAGGCAGGCATAACAGCGGCAAGGCGCCGAGGTGTTTACCGGGGACGGCAGGCAGGAACCACGAAAGCGACTCCATCGCGAGCCGCCGACCTTCGCGCCAAAGGTTTGACGATTGAAGAAGTCGCAACCGCAATGGGGACCAGCATTCGGACAGTTCATCGTTATCTGAAGTCGTAATCACATCGCCGTAGAACCGCCTGCGCGGAAGCGTGGGAGACGTTTGCCATTCCAGCCGTTAATCAGCCATCAAATGCCGTGTTGGCGGGTAAGCGTGCCTTACTTCGCGAATTGAAGGGTATGGCATCGGCTCATCCCATCTACCCGGTAGCGATAACCTCAGCCAGTAAAGCGAGATTCAAGTGGGGTGAAATCCACGGCGGGGTCAAGTTCTATGCACTCTCGGAACCCCAGTTGGATATTCTGGCGTCCCGCGCGAAGTACACATGGGCGTTTGCCGGGACCGGTGGGGGAAAAACATGCTTGGGGCCGTTGTGGTTGTGGAAGCACCTTGAGTCTTTCCGCAAAAGGGAACCGACTGAGTTTTACCGCGCGCTGGTGGTCTCTCCTACGCTTCCGATATTCGAATCCAGCCAGTTGAAGCAGCACATTATCGGGGTGTTCGACAATACCGCATTCCATGGGGAGTGGAACAGCCAGAAGAAGACCTATACCGGACCAAACTTTGAAATCGTCTGCCGATCCGCTGACAATGACCCTTCGTCACTGACCGGCGGGCAATATGATTCAATTTTGATGGATGAAGCTTGGTCCATCTCGAATCCGGAGGTATGGGCAGAGGTTCGGAGGCGGTCCAACATCAAGGACGCTCCGATTCTGGGAGTCACAACGCCCAACGTCAATGGCTGGATACACTCTGATGTGTATCAGGCATGGGAGTCTGGAGACCCGGAGTTTTATGTTCGCCAGTGGGCCACCGATGCCAATCCCGCCAAGACACCGGAGCAGCACGCCAAGTTCCTGGACCAGGAGCGTAAGAAATTAGGTGAGGCACGATTTAACCGCATGTACGGTGGGCTGTTCACCGCCGTTACCGGTCTAATCTATGACGTTTTCAGCGATCAGAGGCAACCGCGATACCCTGTTATTCCCACACCTGACGTTCTGCCTTCACCCGCCGTTCGTTGTTTCGTGGGTCTGGATTGGGGGTGGGCGGATCCTACGGTAGCGCTGATGTTCGTGCGATGCGCTAATGGCGTGGTGTATTGCGTGGATGAACTATATCAGAGCAATCTTCCGCTTGACGAACTGGGGGTAAAGCTCCGGAAGTTGATTGAGAAATGGACAATCCGTCATGGGAGTCGTTGGGGCGAAGTATTGAAGGAAGGTTTTTTTGAGGCAATTTACTGTGACACTTCGCGTCCGGAGTCAGCGCAGTTAATGAGGCAGTACGGGTTGACGGTGAGACGGAAGAAGATAGCGGACATTGAAGCTGGCATAGCGATGACCGATCAAATGTTCCGCACGGGGCGGTTGAAGGTCTTTGACTGCGCCAAGAACCTAATCAGGGAAGCCGGGCATTACGAGTACAAGTCTAATGGAGAGCCGAAGGGCGGGAACGATCATGCGATGGATGCACTTCGGTACGGGGTTTCGTCGCACATGGATGGAAAGCCGATCACGATCATGGATGGCGTCGATGACGCTTTAACTCCTTCGCAAGACGACGCGAATGAGGCGCAGAAGGCTATCCGTCTGGGTCACATCGAGACGCCTGCCGAGTTGGAGTGGAAGGAATTGCAGGCGCAAGCCAAGCGGCAGCGCGACTGGGAAATCAAGATGGAAAACATGGATGAGGAAGACTGTCTAGCCTACTAAAACACATGGACGACGAACTCGCTACGCTCCAGACGACAGAGAAGACCCGGCGCATTCTTGCAACGGCGGTGCGCAAAGCGCTTCCGTCGCAACCGGTTTGGACCATCAATACGCCTGATTATGGGTTTTGGGACGGCAACCGGAACGAACTAATCAAGTTGATGGCATGCTATCAAAAGATAGCAGAGGTCCATGGCGCGATTGACATCAACGCAAAGGGCATCACCGCCGCGAAACCCACGTTGATGAAGATCGTCACTTCGGGCGCGAAGAATCTCCATCAGCGGAAGTTGAAGCGTCTCGATAAGGCTCGCGCGAAGCGGATTACGAAGCAGTGGACCGAGCCGAATCTTTGTCGCAAATCATTGAGTGACGAGGAGGAGTTGGTTGAAGTCGAAGCACACCCCTTGCTCGACGCGCTGCACTCGAACGAGCAGGACAATGATTTTCATGGTCTCTTGCGACTGACGGTTGTGAATCTGTCCATCTTCGGCATTGCTTTCTGGCGGAAGCAGCGGAACGCGATCGGGACGATAACCAGTTATCAGTACCTGCCGACCTATAACGTCAGCCCACAGCGTGGGGATGACGGTCATGTGAGCGGGTGGTTATATTGCTCCACCTTTGGAGACTATTACACCGATCAAGTGTTCGTTGCGTCGGAAGATATGGTGGTCATTCGTTGGCCGTCTGTTTCCGACCCTCATGCCGGCGGGGATAGTCCGCTTCGCTCGGCTTTGAAGAAGATCGAGATTAGCGGCAAGTGGGAAGATCATCAGAACTGGATTCTGAATAATCGCGCCCGACCGGATGCGGTTATCCAGTTGGCTGAAGAGGCTGGGACGGAAGCAGCTGAACGTGAAGAGAAGCGGTTTAATGACAAGTTCAGGGGGGCGGGAAACGGCAGGGTGCACGCCACTACCGGCAAGTTCGTTCCGATCGCTTATCCGCTGACCGACTTGGCATCGCTGAAGTTCAACGAAGCTTTGGCCGATGCGGTTATGTTCGCGCTTGGCATTCCGAAAAGCTTCAGCACAAACGATAGCAATAAGGCGACAATGGCGGCATCGATGGAGCAATGGGCGCGTCAGTCGCTATCTCCGATCGTCGCGTTGCTCGAATCTTCGCTCAACAAACTCTCCAAAGATTTTGATGATGACTCCCGCCTCTTGTGGGTCTTTGAAAACGTAATTCCGCAAGATCGCGCCGCCGAACTTGCGGAAGAGACGTTTGAACTGTCAAAGTGGAATCAGGCATTGATCGCAGGCGCGGTGACGGACGATGAATATCGCGAGCGCGTGCTTGGTCTGGAACCGATGGCGGAAGAAGACAAACCGGAACCGACACCACCGCCGACGATCAACCAAATCATCCAAGCGAAGCCCGAAGAAGAGGAGAAAGAAGAGGCGGAAGAAGTAGAGGAAGACGAGCCGGCAAAGGCGTTCGATCTATTGGGATTGAACATCAGGGTATCCAAAGGTCAACTGGATCGAGCCACCGCCATCAATATCGCGGCGTACTCCCTGAAACTGTCGCAGGCAGAGGCGAAAAATCTCGTCACTTTCAACGCTAGGGAAACAAAGAAGGGAAAGAAAAGGCTCAAGGTTCTGAAACCGATGAGCGCTAAGCCGCTGACCGATGAAATCGTGCGATCGATGGACAAGCAGAAGTCGCACTACATGGCGCAGTTGACCGGCAATCATCCGAAGGCACTTGACGGCGCGGACATTGTGACCAAATCGGCATCCGATCTTCCAGAAGGCTTCACGCGCGATGCCGATTGGGACTCCACCGATGCCATGCTCTATAAACCCTACCTGCATATGCAGGGGGCGCAGACGGCGGAAGGCAGGATCAAAGCGTTCGTTGACATCGGCGCGAAACAGGGCGTCTTCGATGTAGTCCCGCAGCAGATCGATGAGGCGGTAAAGAAGGCTTCATTGAAGTTCGCGAAAAGCACGAACGAGACGACCGAGACGGAACTAAACGATGCCTTGGAAGACCTGCGCGGGAAGATCAAGGATGGATTGGTCGATGGCGATCCTATCCCCCTAATGAAGAAGAAGGTAGAGGATGTATTCGAGAACATTTCATCGGAGCGCGCTGAGAATATCGCGCGTACCGAGACGAGTCGGGCGATGCACGAATCTCAGCGTATCACCGCCAAAGCGTCTGGCTTGGTGAAGGGATTCAAGCTATTGGCATCGTCCGAATGTTGCGACGAGTGCGCCGAAATGGACGGTAAAGAAATCGGCATGGATGAAAAGTTCAACGGCGATGACGACTACGACGAGTCCATGTTACCGATTCATCCGAAGTGCCGATGCACCGCACTTGAAATATTGGACTTGGGCGCACTGGGAGACGACTAATGGAAACCTTTGCGAGAAAACTAGCAAAAAAGTTGACGGTAAAATGTAAACTTCCCCTTGGGTGCGACTGCCCGCAATGCATCGAACGGCTCGGCCCGATACATCCGGCAAACGTAGGCAAGGACCTTCGCTCAAATCCGACTGGGGAACGACGCAAGGCGCGGCAAGGGTGATAAAAAACATGGCTACAATGACTCCAAAGTGGATCGATCTTTCCGCACGGCGCAAGTCGCATGAGGATGAGGCGGCCAAGCACGGTCGCGCCTATAAGGTCAAGGTGTACGGCGGGGATGATGTCGGGCTTGAGGTCTCGAACGGCAATTATGTCGCCACCGTCTGCACGGACAATCCTGACGATGACGGGGAAGTCGTGCAACCCTCGCTTATGGACCTCTCACGATTCAGAAAAGTTTTAGCGGTTCACCTGGAACATAACTTGGAGGCTTTGCCGATCGGTAAGGCGACGTGGATTAAAGCAACCGATCATAGCCTAATTGCCAAATACTTTGTCAGTCAGGCGACACCAGAGACTCGGGCGGTTGACTTCATGTTGCGAGAGGGAACATTGCATATGCACTCGGTGTCTTTCATCGGCGATAAGCCAGTGACACCGACCAAGCAGGACCTTCAGGCGCATCCCGATTGGGCCGGCAACAAGGTCTACAAGGGCAATCCATTGATGATCGAATTCAGTGTTGTCGGTCAACCCGCCAACGATAACTGCGATATGATCGCCGTCGGAAAGAAGTTCGGTCAACAAGTGGTGGATCGCTTGATCGGCAAGGTAGCTGCGACACAGAAAGTCACAAGCGAAGTCGTTCAGTCGGTGGAGAACACGCCTGGACTCAAGACGGAACTGGACATCCGGAGCGCCATCGGCAAGCGGCTCGTTTCCGTCACGGCGAATGTGGACTATGACGCCATCATAAAAAGCGCCATGCTGTCGCTGGGCAAAAATCTTTAACGATCTCTCATTTCTACATATCATACTCCTTAAGCTCCCGGCACTCCCCGGAGGCTTTTTTATTGCGCGCTGGAGGGAATCTTTAAACGGTTTGCGAACTGAACAAATAGGACGTTACCGAAACGACCGACGTGAGGAGCGGAACTACCCACGCGGAGCAACCGGATTGGCGACTGCCTGAGTGATCGAAACCCAGTTTCAATAAAAAAAGGTAGTTCCACCGTGACAATCAAAATCAAGTTTCTCAGCGGCAAGCGTAAAGATCAAGTTCTCGATATCGAAGAGGTTCAGGCGAAGTCGTTCATCGAGGACGGCATCGCCGAGGAGGTGAAAGCCGAAGATCCGATGGAAAGTGCGCTCAAGGGTTTCGAAGTGAAAGCCAACGAAATCGCGCAGAAGGCTTTGGCCGACGCCACCGCCAAGGCAATGGAACAATTCGCTAAGGGTCTCGGTCGCGTGACTCAGATCAAGGTCGGTCCCGATCGCGAATTGGAAGATCCGACGAGTGGCTTCAAATCCATGAACCACTTCCTGCACGAAGTGGTGATGTCTGGCATCAACTGTGGAACGCCGACCCCGCTAATGAAGAAGCACTTTAGCACGCAATCGATAATCACTAAGACGGCCGGCCCCTCTGGTAACACCGAAGGTTCGCCTTCATTGACGCCCGGCACGGGGGACGGCGCTGTTATCCCTGTCCAATACGCGGCCGCTATTTTTCAAATGTATGGCGAGCAGGACGACTTCCAAAGCATGTGCTTTCCCTTCCCGATGAATAGCCTGTCGGCGCACCTGCCGATCATGCGGAATTATGATCGATCGAATACGACCGCTACCGCCGGCGTTGTCGTTACTGAACCGGGTGAAGCAACCGTTATCCCGGTTTCTAAGACGACTTGGGAACAGCGACTCTTTACTCTCGTCAAAGAGTCGGTAATGGTTCCTGTCTCGAATGAGGCGATCGATGATAACAACGTTGGCCTGGGAATGGCTATTTCCGCGCAAGCGGTTTGGCAGTTGCGGAAACAGATCAATGGCGGCATACTCGCAGGATTCTCCAATGGGGCCGCTGGACCGTCTTGCGTCGGCATCATTGGCGGCTCGGCCACAAAACTGGTCGGTCGCGCTGTCGCGAACCAAGTCAGCTTTGCCGACTTGCTTAACATGTATGCCGCTTTCAGCCACCAAGATGCGGATTACGGGCAAGCTGTCTGGATCGGACACCCGACCATTATCAGCCAGCTTGGAACCACTACGATCGGCAACTTCCCCGCCTTATTTTCGCCGGGTGGCGGCGCCAGCGGTCAGCCGCTTTCGATTCTCGGACGGCCGCTCATCCTGTCAGGCTGGGCTAAGACCCTCGGCACCTCCGGAGACTTGCTTTTGGTTGACCTGAAGCGCTACATCATGGGCTTCAAAGGCGGCGTTACGTCGTTTGTCAGCCCGCATGTGTATGCCGCGTCAGATCAAACCGGGTTCCGTTTCAGCCAGCGCGTCAACGGCCAACAGGGCTTGACGGGTTTGATTACCTTGGAGGACGGCAGCACGAAGGTTTCGCCGTTCGTCGAACAGCCACTGTTGGCGGGTTGTCGTAATCGGTAAGCAGAGAAGAGTTAAGCGGCTCCAGACCTAAACCGTCTGGGGCCGTCTTTATTGGTAGATGGCAATGACGACCATTCGTTGTCCATATGGGTAGGTCTTATTCCGTAGGCGATAGGAAGGTAACGATGGCTAACGAACTGTCCACAGTCGCGAAAACAGGCTCTTCCGTCTATTGCACGCTTAAGAGCAGTTCGGCTAAATTGTGGTCCACATCGGCGAATCGTTTCGTTTCAGACATGCGACCGACCGACAGCAACTACGATGGCGAGTATAACATACCGCTGAGCGAGCAGGGATCAACCGGCCTCTTTCTGGGGGATATGCCGTCCGGTCTCGCGTCAGACACCCTGACAATCGAGTTCTTTTCAGGATCATCCGGCGTGCTGTATGACGCCTTCATTCGGGGAGGTACGTTCAATTGGACTGGGTCGGGCGCCGTTAGCCAAATCGCGTCGGCTTTAACAAGCTTGCCATTCGTGAAGAACTACGGGCAGATCACCGGGTTGACGCGAGATACGTTTCTGCTGGGGCGCATTATCTCAATATCGGCTGCGATCGAAAGCTATTGTCGTCGCGAATTTTCTCTTCAGGCTTACGTCGAAACGATCGATGGACCCGGTTCGACGGAACTGCTGTTACCGCAGTGGCCCGTAGCATCGGCAACGCAAGTGGTGGCAAACTTCAATTCAGCCAACCCGGTTACGATCCCCGGCGACAATCTCATCGTCAATACAAAGAGTGGAATTGTCTCCGTTAAGCCGACTTCCTCCCTTTGCCAATGGTTCGGATACAGCAATCAGGGCGTTCAAATAACGTATGCGGCTGGATACTCACCCATACCGTCTGACGTTCAGGAGATTTGCGCGGCGGCGGTCATGCTGCAATACAACAAGATCGGGCAGGATTCGAGCCTATCGCAAGAGCAGATCGGCGACTATCGCCGAGTGTCGCGCCCCGACGCACAGCAGTTGCTGACCGATGATATGAAAGCAACACTGAGGCGATACCGTCAAGCGTTATAGAGGTCTTCAATGTCGATGGCATCCTTGATGAACACGTTTGTCAGCTTTCAAACCGAGACGCAAACAAAAAGCGCGGCGGGATTGGATGGACGGTCGTGGGTAGCGAGAAGTACCGATGTTCCCTCACGGCATTGCGACCTGAGCGGAGAAGACATCATTGCCTACGGACGACTCGGATACCAGACGACCGACGCTTTCTATTTCAGCGCCGATCCGTGCTTTAAGGGAATCGAGGCGAAATCTCGAATCCTCTGGGATGGAAATGCCTACTACGTCATGATGGTTCAAAACCAGGGCGGCTCCATTAACAAGGTCTGGAAGGTCGTGACGGCACGAAAGCCGCTCGCTTATTCGGCGATGGGATAATTCGATGGCTACTATAACCTTTAGCGGCGCTACGGATGAGCAAATCGAGAAGATGGTGAAGGCTAAGATGGCTAAACGCCTGGAGGCGTGCGCCATTCTGATGCAAAACGAAATGCGGATACACCTTGCCGAGACGGATAACATTAAGGGTTCGCCTGCAATGTCCGCGGCATCGGCAGGAGGATACCCAACAAAAATAGTTGGCAGGCTTCTCGCTTCGGTACGGCGGATGCCGGTGGATGTCGAAAATCTGACCGCGATCGTCGGGAGTAACGTCCTCTATTCGAAGTGGCTTCAACGGGGCACGCGCAAGATGGCGGCGAGACCGTGGATCACGCTTTCGTGGAACGCCTGCCGGGAGAAGATCGTTAAAATCATCGAAGGAACGAAGTGATTAACTTACTCACCGGGATCCAACTTGCGTTTACCGGCAACACGCCATTAACCACGGCATTTCCAAATGGATTGGAAGTCGGTTTAGCCAAGGATGCTGAAGCCTTGCCGTTATGCGTTCTGACGATCATGCCACCGCCAGCGCCGGTCTTTCAATCGCCGCAAGGGCAGGCGTATATCGAGCAGATCGTTTGTCAGTTCAGCGCCTATTCAACCGACAACAACTTCATTATGACAGTCGAAGGGATGCTCAATAGCGTCTTTAATAATAGGAACATCACGCTTATCGGCGATGTGTGTCTATGCAGTCGCAAAAACGGCGGCGGCAATCCATACCGTGATGATGAGCGAGTATGGCGCGTGGACCTGTTCTATAAATTTTGGGTCCAAGGGAATAGTTAGCCGAAACGGCGAATTGATTAATAGGTCGATTCATCTAATAAGGAAGGTCCAATGTCCGCACCGACGCCCACCAATACGCTTTACGCCCACGGCGAAAAATCCACGGTCACTGTCGGTAGTACGGTCTACTATTTGTCTAATTTCAAGTTTGCGCAGAAGTTTGACAAACACGATGTAACCCAGTCGCCAAATGGTGGGAAGAAGCAGTACCAGGACGGACTAGGCGACACGCCTTTTTCCGGTGACGGACTGCTGAATCTCACCGCCGCAGGTGGAACCCCCATTTCGATGTTGCAACCGGGATCGTTGGTGACAATCGATTGGAAGCCGGACGGCGTCACGAGCCTCTTTCATTCCGCGCAATGCGTCATCGACAATGTTGAATATTCGGCGCCCACGAACGACCAGATCAAGGTTTCCTTCAGCGGGAACGGCGGAAACGATTACACCGCGTCGTAAACGAAGAATCGTCCCGTCACGGAGTGAGCGATGAACCTTTCCACGCCAATCACGTTTCAGTTTAGCGGCAAGTCCTATCGCGCCGAGCCACTCGGGTTGGCCGATTTGGTGGAACACGCCAAATGGGTGCGAGACCAGCATATGGCGGAAGTCATCGGACAGATGAACGGCCTGCCTACGGAAATCGCCGTCGCGGTGTGGAAACATGAAAAGGGCATTGCGGACAAAATCCAATATGGATCGAAGGTCTACAGGACCGTCGCCTTCGACATCCCCGGTTATGTTTATGCTCTATTTCTCGCTCTGCGAAAGAACATCCCCGACATCGAGTTAAAGACGGCGTACGAGGTGTTCTTCGGTGATCTGGTCAAGCACCGCGAGCATTGCCTTGAATTGCTGGGGTATAAAACGGACCCTACGACGCCGACCGATCCGGCGTAATAGAATCGGACGATCCTTTGGACATCAACGCTCTCTACTATGTGCTGAGTCGAGAGCCGTTCTGTTACACGCCTGCCGAAATCGGGCGCATTTCGCCGTCCGAACTCTCACACATCTTTACCAAGCCGACTCCACGAAAGACCGTTTTGATTGGCGATGTAGAACGGTTCATCAGGCGACATCAAGCCGCGCGACGGAATAAGCCCAAGGGAGCATGGGGCGATAATCCATGGAGGGCCGTCACGTGAGTCAAGATGACGAAATCGTAGCATCGATTAAGTTTCAAGCCGACAACAAAGGCGTCAATGTCGCCATCACGGACGTCAAGAAAGACTTAGCGGAGGTGTTGCCTGCCGCCGAGAAGGCCGAGGGCGGACTAAAAAAGTTCTTTGAGGCTCAGAAGCAGTTAACGGGGCGCCGGTCGGGGATTGGCGAAACGCTCGAAGTGCTGAAGGGCGCTGGCGCAGCGTTCGCCGTCGCCGAAGTCGGTAACATCCTGAAGGAAGTCACGGCCAAAGCCGGTGAACTTCGCCAGCAATTCCGCGAAGGCAAAACGGACGCCGAAGGTGTTGCGCTTGGAATCGGCGAAAGCATCCCGATCCTTGGCGGATTCGTGACCGCCGCCGCTAATGTCAACGAATTCTTCTCGGGGCAAAAGGCGATCCACGAAGCCAATAATGAAGCGATGAAGGCGGGGAACGAGATACTTGAGGAGCGACAGAAGCAGCTCGCCGAGAACGCAAAGGAAATTCAAGAGATTGCCGACGCGCAGGTTGAAGCCAACGCTCGACTGCGCGAGGCGCAGGCCGGAACGCCAAAGGAACGCATCGAAGCCCGAGCGCAGTCGGCCAAGGAACAAAATCAACAGCGTTACCAAGACAAGAAAGACGTTTACGACGAGAAGCAAGACGCCGACGCTAAACACCAAGTCGAACTTGCCGCAAAAAAACGCGATGCCGATCTCGCCGAAGTACGGTCTCACGGCGGAAACACGTCTCACGTCCAGAACAATATCAACGCCGAATATGCGGATGAGGAAACCCGCATCAATGTCCAAGCGGAAAACAAGAAAGCCGACCACGAAAAGGAACTAAAAAAGAATCAGGCAACAGCCGATGCGGCTGTCGATGCCGAAGTTGCCAGGGCGAAGGACACCGCCGCCGAGGTTCTGGCGAGCAAGCAGGCCGCGCGGATGGCCGAAGCTCGTACGGTGGAGGAACGGGACGCGGCGCGATTGCAGGCCCTTATCGAAAACGGAAAGACTCCGCAGGCGGCTGGATTTGCCGTGGCTGCCGAGAAGGATAAGGACATCGCCGAAGAAGCAGCCCGACAACGGCAGTCGGTTCGTGAGACCAACGACAGGACCGAAGACCAAAATGACGTTTCGCCCGAAGAGAAGGTCGATAGGTTGTGGCATCGCCTGAAGGACCGGCAGGGGGAGACCGGTATAACCGACGACCAGATCGACGCGCAAGTCGATGCGACGCGCAAGGCACTGACCGTCACTCCGGATCGCTCGATCAAAGAAAACGCCGAGCAAGAGACGCACTTCGGCGCAAACGACCGCGATAAGCTCCACAACTCCGACGAATATCGCAATGCCAGTGACGAACAGAAGGGTCAACTTGATGCCCATCAGGAATCGCTTGAAGACCAGGCGTTGGCGACGAAGGGCGCTACTAACGCCAAGCAGCTTGAAATCGATTCGGCTGAAGCCGGAAAAACGGCATTTGAAAAGCTGGTGGATGAGCGGAACCGCGAAATAGAAGCGGCGGCTCGTTTGTCGGGCGCGTCTGCTGAAGCCACTGACGCATTAAAGGCGCAGACGCAACAACAGCTCGCACACAATTCGGCTCTTGACGAACTGGCAGAACAGGGGAAGAAGCATCGTCAGGCCGGAATGACGGACCTGGAGCGGTATCAGGACGAGCAAAAGGCCAGTGGACATTCCGGGGGCGATCTCGCCGACTTGACCGAGGGTAAGGCGAAGGAATTAGGGGATAGTCTGCATGACTCGCTGATGACCCCCTACGAGCAATTCGCGAAGAAGCAAAAGGAATTATCGCAAATAGAAGCGGAGGGCGGATTCCAGGGTCACGAACAGGATTACCGTCGCGCCCAACAAAAGAACGCGCAAGGTTTGATGTCGGACGTGAAAGAAAACTCCATCGAGGGCGCCTTCATGGACAACCTGAAAGCGCGATTCGTGGGGCCGCAGATCGATCCGGCAATGGCTGAAAATAACAAGGCGCTGGAAGCCAATACGAAGGCGATGGAAGAAAACACCAAGGCGCATCAGAACCAGCAACCACAAGGATTCGCGGCATAAATATGTCAACGGAATTAAATCTAAACCTCTCGGCAGGCGGCTTCAACTATCTCGAAAGGGCCAATACCGGCTGGCGTCTGACGTTGCGCAATACTGGATTGTCTAATGGCACTCGAAAGCTCATTTGCCGGTGGGCCGATGCCCCTGCATTCACGGAGTGGCTTCTCACCTGCAATAATTATGCGGCGACCAGCGGTTTCGCGACCACCTATATCGTTGGCGCGCAGCATCCGTTGCGCCGGGGATGTTCGTCGACGAGTTGGATGTAAACCCGTACACCGGTGTAGCAAGCGCTGAATCTACCTTCGACTATGTCGAATTGGATTTGCGGTACAGGACCTTACCGTTCGATCCGGGAAGTCCCTCGACTGTCAGAGAGGACGCCGTTGAGGAAATTGGAAAAGTGTATTCCCTTCCTCTGCAATCGGTGCCGATTGCTAATGGACCTCCTGTAGTTTACTCGCCCGACAGGCAGTCGCTTTATTTACCGATTCAAAAAATTACATCTACACTCATCGGCGTCACATCAATTCCGTCAGCTGCGATAAAGGCTTGCACAAATCACGTCAACACAGACGCGATAGATTTTACATATGGAGGTGAGACTGTGACATACGATGAAAAGACACTTTTGTATTGTGGTGCTTCATCGCGCCGGACTGTTTTGTCGAG